AAAAGTATTGCCGAATTAAAGCAATTAGGATGGAATAATTGTATTGGTACATTAAAGGGTGCGGATAGTATAAGACATTCGATATCATTATTACAAGAGTATAAACTAAATGTATTATCTACTTCACTAAATTTGATTAAGGAATTACGCAATTATAAGTGGGCAACGGCTGGCGATGGCAAGAGTACAGGAAAGCCAATAGATGACTACAACCATTTATTAGATGGGTTAAGGTATATTGCCCTAAAAAGATTAAACAAAAAAACAGGTATTATAAATTTAGCTTAAAATATTTTTACTTTCAAACGTTATTAGATTATGACAGTTAGGCAATACCAAAATTGTTACCAAATAAACAAATCAATTATTGACGACATCGAAAAGATGGCGTTAATAGTTTGCGAGGTTTACAATATGACGCCGGATCAAGTGGATGCAATGAAGCCTAAAAAGTTTGTAAAATTAGTTTCTAAGATTGGAAAAGTATTTAAGGCGAATTATGCTAAGCCATTTTACGCTGATTTAAGTCTAAACATTGATGCAACACAACTAACGTTAGGTAAGTTTATTGAGTGCCAATTTTGGCTTAAACAGGATGCCGTAGAAGTATTGCACCTAATAGCTGCATCAATAACTAAGAAAAAAAAGCAACATAAAAGATTTGCTGAAAAGGTATTGGATAAACCGATTGAGTATGTTATGAATGATGTGTTGGCATTTATCGAATCATTAAACAAGTTGCTGCAATCTTATAAGGGTTTATTTGAAATTGAGGAAACTATTGAGGATGAATTAAACCAGTACGACAAACAGGAGAAGTTAAAGCATCATCCATTTATTGAAAGGTATGGTTGGATATATTCGGCAAAGCAAGTGGCGGAGCATAACAGTATAAGTATAAATGATGCCTATAAGCTGCCTATTATACAAGCTTTGAATGACTTATCATTTTTGAAAAGTAAACAAGATTATGAAAATAAAATGAGTAAGTAATGGCAAAGTTTAATAGTGGTGATGCTGCATTTTTAGAAAGTTTAGGAACGAATAAAAGCGAATTTGAATTTGTTGAAACACAGGATAAATTAACAAAGTTAGCTGCTCAATATTCTTTGATGTTAGCTAATAAAATAAAAGCTAAAGACATTGCGAGTAGTGGGGAGTTGGGGGATAGCATTCGACCTTTAGCAATACAAGTTGCTGGTAACGTTTATAGTGTTGAAATCATAGCTAAAAATTACGCTTCATTTATTGATGAGGGTGTGGATGGGTGGGCAAAAAGTAGGGGGAGCAGGTTTAAGTTTAAAACAAAAGGAGTTGATCCAAAAGGTGCAATGGTTAAATCTATTTTAAAATGGAAAAAACTAGAAGCATCAAAAGCGGTTGATAAATATAAAGTAACATCAAGGGAGCAGAAAGCGCCAAAGGATTTAAGATTACAGGCAGCCGTTACAACGGCGTACATGATTAAAAGAATGGGAGTTAAGCCAACACATTTTTGGCGAGATACAACCAATGAATTTAAAGTAATATTGGAAAAGGAATTAGGAACGGCAGTAAAGATTGATATAATAAATAATTTTAATTAAGATGACATTTGAAACAACACCCGATAATTTTTATAGCGTAAATGATCCACTTGTGTATGTGGTATATGATGCCAATGCAATAGACGTTACTAAAACTAACTATAAATATGTTGCTAACTTATTCGTTGAGGGGGTTAAAGTTTTCACATCTAGGACTTTCCCCAACCCCGATAACAATAGAGGCATATTTGATTTCGGAGCTGTTGTGCGTGAATATTTAACTGTATCATTAAAACCAGTATTGGTAGTTAATGAGTTTCATGTAAATTGTTATGTTACTATTCAAGAGGAATATAATGGAACGATTGGCGGTGTAGTTGCCACCAGTACAACCAAAACATTCTTTAATCATTATAACGGCAGAATTGAAACCTTTACTAAATTAAATAATTATACTAATCAATTAATTTCAACACGACCTTTTACCATTTATTTAACACAAAGCACTAATAAATATTTTATCCCAATGATGGCGAATGATGCTTTTGATGTGTACATTGATGGTAATGTTACAAGTTACGGAGGCACTGCTTATAACGAATGTTATAATATAAATATTGCCGATGGCTATAATCATGACTACGATGTAAATATTAATGCAGCTGGTGGCAATTATATTTTTAATGTTAAAGTAGTTTGTGAGGGGTTATATGATAACTACATTTTGCACTTCTTAAACAAGTTTGGGGGGTTTGAAAGTATGCTATTTAACAAGGCATCAAAACGTTCTTTTAGCATCGAAAAGAAAAGCTATCAACAAAAGCCTTATCGAGTAAATGGCAGCGGTATTGTTAGTGTGCAAGATGTAACATCATACGCTAAAATGTGGCAACAAAAGACAACGTTTGCTTCAAAATTTAGTGAGAAATTAAGAGTAAGTACAGATTGGCTAACGGATGATGAATATAAATGGCTCTATCAATTAGTTGTTTCACCTTTAGTTTACTTGCAAGATGTGGATGGTACACTTTATCCAGTTCAAATAACTAATACTAATTACGATGTAAACACCCATCTACAAAATAAACTGAGCAATTTGTCTTTAGATTTAGAATTTGCAACAAGCTATAAAACACAATTTACTTAAATGATAGAATTATTTGTTGAAAATAGTATTGTAGATATTAATGTTGGGTTTTCAACATTGCTAACTTATGCCATTGATGACATCAAGGATTTTGGTGCGAAAAACACAACCTTTAGTAAAACAATTATTTTGCCCGGAACGAAGCGAAATAATATTTTGTTTGGAAATATATTTGAAATAACAGGCTCTAACCTTTACGATCCTGCATTGCCAAATAAGGGGATAAATTTTAATGCTGCCATAAGTGCTAAGGCTTACATTTTTGCGGATAACATACAATGCTTTAAAGGCATATTTAGGATTTTACAGGTGATTATTGATGATGGAGTTGTTGAATATGAGTGTAGTGTAGTTGGTGAGTTGGGTGGGTTTGTTTCCAAAATGGGAAATTTAAAGTTAGAGGATTTGGATTTTAGCGAAAACGATCATACTTATAGCCTTACTAATATTGTTAATAGTTGGGATATTTTACAAGATATTACTTATACTGCTGGTGTAGGTGGATTGACATTTTTAAATAATATGTTAATTATTTATGCCTATGACTTTTCAGCAATTAAAGCTAACGATACAATAGTAATTACTTCAACACCTAACAATAACGGAACGTATATTGTTTTAAATGTTACTTATGACTCTGTTGCAAATGAAACAACTATACTCATTAAAAGCGGTTTATTTTATGGTGAAAATACAAACGGAGTTGTAACGCTAATAAATAGTTATAAATATGGATATCATTATCCTTTAATTGATTACGGGACTTATTCTAGTGATAAACATAATTGGCAGTATAGAACATTTCGCCCTGCATTGTTTGTAAAGCAATATATTGATAAAATATTTTCTTTAAGTGGGTATAGTTATGTTAGTGATTTGTTTAGTACGGCAAGATTTAAGAAGTTAATTATACCTAATAATAGAAAAGTTTTAACAAAAAAAGCAAGTGTTGCATTTGATAGAACTGTAACAAATGGCGTTTTAATTTATCCAAATTTAACAAGATTTGTTGTTTTTTATAATGCAGTTGTTACGGGATCATTTTTAATTAATGCTGCAAAAGATACATTTACATACAATGGAACTAATGGATATAATTGCGGAATAAATTATAATATACAAGGAAGTTTTTATAAAAATGCTTCTTATCCAAATTATCGCTTTGAAGTAAGATTGCTAGTTAATAATAACCCTATTACTTCATCAGTTTATTTTGGCTATCAACAAACAACAGGAAATTTTAATTTTGATGTAACTGCAAACAATATTGTTCTTAATAATGGAGATGTTATTAATTTAGAAATTACATTACCATTTGCAGCATATTATAGTAATCACTATCAATTTACTTTCGGAGAAATAAAAGTGAATAATATAGGCGTTCAAGAAACAGAGGTTTCATTGGGTGATACTTTAAAATTTAATGATTTAACAACAAAGAACATTTTACAAAAGGACTTTATTAGTAGTATAGTTAAGCTGTTTAACCTTTACATTTTTGAGGATGCCAACAGCCTAGATAAGGTTTTAAAGATTATGCCATTCGTTGATTTCTATTCAGATGCCGAAACGATAGATTGGAGTGATAAGATTGATAGAAGTAAGCCTTTAAAGGTTAAGCCTATGAGTCAATTAAACGCAAGATATTACGAGTTTAGTTTTAAAAGTGATAGTGATTACTATAATGACTTGTATAAAAAACGTTATAATGAAGATTATGGCTCTTATAAATTTGATAGCGGTTATGAATTTAGTAAAGAAAGCACTAAAGTAGAATTGATATTTAGTGGTACTCCGATAGTTGGTAAGGTTGGGCAGGATAAGGTTTACAGTACAATATTAAAACGTACTGGAGATGTGCAAGGGCAAAATGAAGAAACAACCGATAGTAACATAAGAATATTGCAAGCAAAGAAAGTTACAGGCGTATCAAGTTGGAATATCTTAAATGGTGGCACTACATTAGGTACCTATACTGTTTACCCTTATGCAGGGCATTTAAACGACCCCGATGCTCCTGCTGACGACATCCAATTTGGAGTGCCTAAAGAGTTGTTTTTTACACTTGCTACAGGTGCGTTAAATGTTAATCAGTTTAATGTTTATTGGAGTTCTTATATGGCTGAAATAACCGATAAGGATAGTAAGATGCTAACTTGCAATGCAAGGTTAAAATATAAGGATATTTACAATTTAGATTTTAGCAAATTGATATGGGTTGATGGCAGTTTGTTTAGATTGAATAAGATTATTGATTTTAACGCAACGGCTGAGGATGAATGTACTATTGAACTTATTAAAGTAATTAATAAAATATATTAGAATGGCAGATATAGAAATAAAAGCAAGGATTAGTGCCGATACTAGTAGTGCAAAAACTAGTGTTGATAATCTCAATTCATCGTTAGGCAATACCAAAAAAGGCATTGGTGATAGTGTTGGCAGTTTTAGTAATCTAAAAAAGTCATTAACTGAAATTTCACCAGCAGCAGAAAGTGCAAGCAAAGCAAGTAATCTATTTAATAATGCTTTAAATGTTTTAAAAGCTAACCCAATTATTGCAGTAATAGCTGCAATAGTTTTAGTGGTGGTTGCCTTGTTTGAAAAGTTTAAAAAAATGGAATCAGTTAGTGATTCATTGGGCAAAGCATTTGGTAAATTAAGCGGTGTTTTTAATACTTTTATAGATGCTATATTAACTCCTTTAATAGATGGCTTTGTTTTTTTAGTTGATTTATGGACAAATACAGTTATAGGTGTCTTAGATGCATTGGGTTTAACAAGTGCAAAAACTGCTGAAAGGTTTGGAGAAATAACCGAAGCATTGGATGATTTAGAAGATAGCCAAAAAAATGCAGCAATAGCAACTGCCGAAGCAAATAGAAAATTGCAAGAGGCAAGAGAAATAGCAGGGGATGCAAACGTACCTATTAAAGAAAGGATTGAAGCGTTAAAGTTAGCAGGTAAAATAGAAAAAGAAGAACTAGATAAGGTTGTAGAAATTAATCGAAAGAAAACGGCTTTAGTTTTAGAATCGATTGCAATGGAGTTGGGTGCGAAAAGTGATTTGATTGCTAAAATTAGAGAGGGTAGTTTAGAGAATTTGAAAGCAGCAAGGTTGGAACTTGCTAATATGAAAAATGTTGATAAGGAAAAGTTGTATGCTATCGATCAGCAAATAATTGCAGCCGAAAATGCAGCAGCGCAAAGTGCTAAAATTGGCAAGAAAACTGATTCAGCTATTAGAGGATTGCAAAAAGAACAAGAAGCCAAAGACAAAGAGATAGCGGATAAAAAAAAGGCAGCACAAGAAAAAGAACTTGCTGAATATAATAAATTTTTACAACTAAAAAACAAGTTACAAAATGAAGCCAATTTAGCAGAAATTAATAATGACGTTGTATTAAATATTCAAAAGGTAAAGAATCAAGAGAATGAC